CACCGGCGTGCTGACGTCCGTGATCCCGGACCCGGAGCCGGGACTTCTGACGACCGTCGACGACGCGCTGTCGGCCGAGGACGTTCGTCCATTGACCGACTTCGTCACGACGAAGGCCGCCGAGCTTGTCGACTTCGACGCCGTCTTCACCTACTACATCGCGCGCAGCCGCAAGGACTCTGCGGCGTCGATCCAGCAGGCGTGCGACGACGCTTTCGACGCTTATCTGCTGTGGCAGCAGTCGAAGATCGGCCGCGACATCAACCCGAGCGAGGCCATCACGCGGCTCGTCAACGCCGGCGCGAAGCGCGTCGTATCGGGTGGAACCGGCTTCACGGCGCTGCAGCGCGACGAGAGCGCGCGCGTGTCCTATGCGGCGCTCGTCTACGGCGGGGTCGAGGATGACTAAGTCGCTGCTCGACGCAGACCTCTCGATCATCGACTTCCTGCCGGAATCGATCGCGGATGACCCCGAGGTCCTCGCGATCGCGCGCGCCCTCGATCCCGAACTGCGCGAGGTCGCGGCGTCCATCATCGAGGCCACCATCCTGCCGCGCATCGCGGACGTGCCGGAGGACATCCTCAACGAGCTCGCGTGGGCGTTCAACCTCAACAGCCTGCAGATCTGGGACGACGCCACGATCGACGGTAAGCGCGCGCTGCTCGCGAACATCTTCGCGATCCGCAAGAAGTCGGGAACGCGGTTCTCCGTTCGGCGTGTCTTCACCCTGCTGTCCGTCGTCGGAGAGGTCATCGAGTGGTGGGAAGAGGACGCGGCGCCGTACACGTACCGCATCCGCATCACCATCGACGACGTCGGCATCACGCGGTCGCAGTGGATCCAGATGGCCGAGCTGACGCACCGCTTCGCGCCGACGCGGTCGCGCTTGCGCGAGCTCGCCGGTCAGTCCGATCGGCGCGCGCCGCTCTTCATCTACCCGGCCCCGCAAAGCGGCCGGCTCACGACCATCGGATTCGGAGGCTAGGGTGCCGTCGACTTACTTCGCCGTCTTCACCACGCTGGGGTTGACCCGTCTCGCGGAAGCGCAGGCCAGCGGCGTGCCGCTCGTCTTCACGCACGTCGCGGTCGGCGACGGCAACGGATCGCCCATCACGCCGAATTCGTCCATGACGGCGCTCGTGCACGAGGTCGCGCGCGTGACCGTCAACGATGTTCAGGTCGTCGACGATGAACCGACGACGGTGCGGGTCGAGGGGCTGCTGCCAGCGGCGACGGGTGGCTTCACCGTCCACGAGGCGGGACTCTTCAACGGCGCCGGCGAGATGATCGCGGTCGCGAGCTACCCGCCGATGTACAAGCCCGTGCCGTCGGACGGCGCGTCCGTCGACGAGTACATCCGTATCCTGCTCGTCTACGAGGCCGTCGAATCGATCGCCCTCACGGTCGACCCGGCCGTCATCGTGGCGACGCGACAGTACGTCGACGCCATCGAGACGCAGCTCGATTCGCGCATCACGTACCTCGAGAACGTCGCGCTCGGGTTCGAGCTCGGCGACGGATCAGACGGGTCCGCCGACCTCGACGGCACGAACACGTACCCGTGGGCCAGCAAGGTCGGATCGGTCTACACGCTCATCAGGCCGCCTCACCTCGTCAACCTTCGCGGCCGTAACGGCGTCACGCTCAAGCGCGCGAACATCCCGCTGCGGGGCACCGGCACCTACACGCTCGACGCTGGGTACGAGGACGAGTGCAACGGCGAAGACGGTACCGACGGCGACAGCGGAGCCCCAACCACGACGCCCGGCGGGGCCGGCGTTCCGTTCGGCGTGTTTCTTGGCTCCGGCGATGGTGGCGACGGGCACAGCAACGGGGCCGCCGGTGATGCCGGTACGAGTGTTTCCGACAGCGTCGGCGGCAACGGCGGCCGCGGCGGCGATCTGCTCGGCGTCAACACCGGCGGTGCGGCCGGCGTTGCGACTCCGCCGGACATGCAGAACGGAGACTCGAAGAGCTTCCGCGCGCTCATCGAGGGATATCTGCTCGGCAATAGCGCCGGCACGGCGGCGCTGACGGGCCTGCGTGGTGGTGCCGGTGGTGGCGGCGGCGTTGGCGCGAACGGTTCGTTGCTGTTCGCCGGCAGTGGCGCCGGCGGCGGCGGCATCAGCGCGACCGCGTTCCGCGCGATCGTCAACAACGGCGCGATCCGTGCGAATGGCGGCAAGGGCGGCGACGGGACGTCGTTCGGTGGTATCCGCGCTGGATCGGGCGGCGGCGGTGCGGGCGGTCGAGTCGGCATCGGTTGCGGTGCCTACTCGGGGACCGGCATCGTCGAGGCGAAAGGTGGGTCGCGCGGCGCGATCGACCTTGCGAGCGGCACGACGGCGACGAACGCCACCGACGGAGAGGTGGTCATCATCATCGCCACCGCCCCGCCGACCGGACCGCACGTCGAGGAAGGCAAGGCGATCTTCAGCAACGCCGACACGGTCGTCGTCACGTTCCCGGATACGTGGACATACGCGAACGCGTCCGGCATCAACGGCTACAAGCTGAAGGTCTTCGCGCCGTATCTCACCGACGACGTCTACGACGGTGTTGACGTCTGGATCACGGACAAGACGCTCACCGGCTTTACGATTCGAACGAACGCACCGATCACCGGAGAAATCGACTGGCGTACGGAGGGCTACTGATGCGCGTAGCCGTCCTCGCGCGCGTCTGGGGGTCCCGCATGGGCGGGCCCAACGGCATGGCGATCGCGGCCGGACTTCTGACGGAGACGCTGGAGGCGCTCGGTCACGACGTTCGGCGCGCCGCCGATCCGGGGGTATTCGAAGCCGATCTCACGATCACGACCGTGGCGGCCCATTGGCGCCGACACGCGAAGCGCGCGCAGGAGCTCGGCGCGACGTCCCGGCTCTGCTACTGGCACCACGCCGGCGGCCTTCCGCAAGGGTTCGATGCCATCCTCGCGGCGCCGCCCGCGATCGCGCCGGAAGCTGGATGGTCGCGTCACGTCGTTCTTCCGCCGTCCAGCTGGGCGGCCGAGGAGGGCGGGGAGCGCGTCGGACAAGAGATCGTCGTCGCCGGCGCGGGTCCGGCGAAGGGCGGCCATATCGCCCTGCAGGTCGCGCGCGCGATGCCGAACACACGATGGCTCGTGCTGCGAAGCCGATCGTCCGAGCATGACCGCGCGGGTTGGCGATCGCTGCCGAGCGCGCACGTCGCCGACGACATCATCGAACCGGCGACGCTCCTCGGCCGCGCGCGACTTATCCTGTCGCCGACGCGGTTCGAGGTGCACCCGTTGCTGCTCGTCGAAGCGGCGGTGCGCGGCATCCCGATCGTATGCTCCGACCTCCCGTCGACGCGCGAAGCCGCGGGACCGTCTGCGTTCTACGTTCCGATGAACGCTCCCGCTGAGGCATGGGCCGTAGCCGTGCATCAGGCGCTCTCGTGCTCTCCCCCGAAGCGACGGCTCCCGCCATATCGCGACGTGGTGGCGTCGGCGCTCGAGCAGATCGTCTCTCCAGTGAGGGCCGCCGCGTGAAGCCGCGCATCGCCATCCTCGCGGACGTGCGCAACTGGGCATGGGCCCGAAAGGCCGAACAGTTGCGCGCGCACCTGTCGGACGAGTTCGCGATCGAGATCGCGTGCATGTATGCGCAGCCGCGCCCCGATCCATTGCCGGCGGCCGCGGACCTGTACAACACGTTCGAGGTCTTCCAAGCACAGCGCCTGCCCGACGGCCTTCCGTACGTCACCGGCATGACGGCGCACGTGTGGCAGACGTGGGAGCAGAAGCACGGCGCCGGCACGGTCGCGCGCTGGGCGAGTCGCGCGCTCGCGTTCCACGCGAACAGTCGGCTGCTCGAGGCCGAAATGCTGGCGCTTCTCCGTCGCCCGATCGCCTATGTGCCGAACGGCGTCGACGAGATGTTCTTTCAGCGCTTCCGTCGGCGCGCGTCGAGCACGCGGCTCGTCGTCGGCTGGGTCGGCAAGCCGAACCCGCGCAAGGGTTCCGACATCGTCAAGGACGCGTGCAGGCGCGCCGGCGCGGAGCTCCGCACGATCGAGCGCACGCACCGCAACGCGCTGACGCCCGAGCGCATGCGCGAGTTCTACCAAGATCTGCACGTGCTCGCCGTCGCGTCCGACATGGACGGCACGCCGAACCCGGCGCTTGAGGCGGCCGCGTGCGGTGTCGCGATCGTGTCGAACCGCATCGGAAACATGCCGGAGTTCATCGAAGACGGCGTCAACGGCCGTCTCGTC